TACTGGGCGTTGTAAGGAATCTCGGGCTGGCTCCATGTGGCACCACCGCCCGATTTGATTGACAGCGCTCTAGCGGATTCCTTTGCGAACACGATGGTCTGATCAATCTTCTCACCCCGGCTCAGACGGTGCGTGTCCGGCTCGTTGAATATTTTCGGATACACGGAATTCGGATCTCGGAACCCGGCGAGTACGCCGCCGCCCTCAGTTGAAGACACTTTGGTTTCTTTTAGCTTGACCACTCTGTTTTGAGTGGCGTCCGGCACATCAGTGGTTTCGGTGACGGGTGGCGGATCGATCCCCGTCATGTCTTTTCTCGGGAATCCGTCCTTTATGAACAGCGTCTTCTCGCGGCGTCTCCGTGCGCTCAGCGAGCCGCTGTTCGTTTTGGTAACGAGGATCTGATTCGCAGCTCCCTCGTAATCCAGCGAATTGATGGACGATATGATCGCTGTGCCCTTCAGCCCGCCCACGCCCATGTTATACGCCAGCGATACGAGGGAATCGAACATCGACTGAGTGACTGGCACGGACAGCATGCGCCGCACTCCTGGAGCAAACGTTTTGTTGACACTATACTCCAGCAGGGCATCCGCCTCTGCTATTGTCAACAGCGTGTCCTCAGTCACTCGTGTCTTGCCATCAATCAGATATGTGCTACCCCAGCCAATCGTCCATATATCTTTCGTGTCCAGGTACGAATACAGCTTCGTGCCCGCTGGAAGTTTTTGAGCAGCTTTATATGATATGTACTTGTTCTTACCAGGAACTGTGCTTGACATGCTCTCCTCTTCGTGGATAGAAGCATAGCAATCGGCGCTGGGCTGGAGAGTGGATGGCTTGTTCACAGTCGGCGTTTTCGCCGCGGCAGGAGCAGGGGTTCCGGTAGTAACGGGCGTGCCATCGCTGGATGTTACCGGGGTGCCATCCTCCGTCGTCCACACTGAGCCATTCGATTGGATGACTGCCTCAGTCTTTATCGCGCTATTGGTTGGGATTCCGGCGATTGACCCGATGATGATGGGCATCTGGTGATATTCGTCCGTGAACATCACGATGACGACCGTACCCTCAACGAAGCCAGTAGGGGAAACGCCAATGCCGCTCATCGCCGCCGACGTAACGGGCTGCATCACTATAGCCCACGGAAGATCAGCTGTCGGAAGCTCCAGTTTATTTGCCGAGTGCAGCCCGAAGACGCGCACCTTGCACCGACCCAGTTTCAACGGGTCCGATGTTCGGTCTTCAACGACGGCAGTATATATGTTCATTTGTTATTTCTGATGGAATCGCGTATCAGTTCCAGCGAGGATTCGTGCTTGCCGTCCCGAGCAAATCGGTGGCAGACTGCTGACACGATGTATTTACCGCTCAGCAACGGATTCATAAGTTGGTCAGAACCGTCCTCTCGTGTCAGCTTCTTCATGCGGTTGATATCCACATCAACGGTGGCACCGACGCTGTAGTCCGTTCTCCCGAACACTGTGATCTCAATCTTGTGCTGCTGATATTGGCGAAGCATGGATATGCGCCTTTGGTGAAATGCGAAATCTGTCACGTCCCCTTTGCCACTGTACAGCGCGTTGTGTCGTTGATCCATTATGATCACACTGCTATTCACACCCTTGTATGACGCATCTATGGCACGCTTCGTATAAAATCTGTTCGCGTTCATGAGCTTATGTGTGTCCGAGTTCATGTTGAATGTTGTGTCGTCAAATCGCTTAGACGTCAAATCAAAAGTGAACATCCTGGAGCTCAGCATGCCGTTACTGCGATCCTTCTCATAATCGAACGTCACGTCATACCGAATACTCAAAATAACGCCGTAGTCTTTTTCCAGATTACGCGTCATCTTTCCTGTACCGGAGACACCAGCTTTTTGGACATCAGCGATATAATTATCATTCCGATATGTTTTTGTCGATTGCTTCCCAGCTATCTCAGTCAGCGATTGGAACTGGTATCCCTCACGATTCTCGAAAAACATCATCATCGGACTACCATCCTTTGCCAGACTGTGGTCCGATATGTACGAAATATTTCGTGTCGGGCTCCAAAAGTTGGAGGTATATACCACCTCATTGGACGCGCCAGAATCGAAGAATTTACGAGTGGTACGCATGCCGTCCAGAAGATTCTTTATTGTATCACCACCCTTGCCCCGGAAAGTCTTGCTGATAGAGGTTGCTGTGTCTTGAAGATTGTCGATTGATACGAAGTGATATATGTATGTCATGCCCCGATCGCTGATGCGCACGGCGTCGCTCATCTTGTAGATGTGAAAATATCTGTCAATCCATTTATCCTTGGGCATCGTCGGGGTGTATAGCACCAGGTGCAATATGTCGGTGCCGGCATTAAGGAAATAGCTGGGCAGGTCAGCGCTGTCCACCATGACGAGATTCCCGCTGATGAACGGGCTGAAGAGATCTTCGTAGATGGTTATATGATTAACCTGATCTCGGACATCTATCGCAATGCCCTCAGCCTGAATAATCTCGATAGCGCCGATGCTGTACTGACCCGCTACATTTAGAAGATCACTCACTAGGGAATGCCTCTTGCAGATTCTGTACGAACATGCCAATCAGTCTCGGATTGACGATTCGTATGCGTCGCTTAGCTTGGTTGACCTTCGCCTCATACTCGCGATTGCTTACAGCGCGCGCGAGGGGGTAATTGCTGTCTACCACTCTGCCGGATGGCGAGAGATAATGAGGTCTGCCATATAAGGAATGCGTTCGTGCACCGCCGCTCGGGCCGTATATATTGGCCAGATATTCCTCAAAAAACTCTTCAGGAACTGGGAAATCTTTGAGATAATGGTACCGCTCGTTGGTAAGCAAAATGACCCAGTGAAGTAGAGGATCTCCGTAGAGCTTCTCGGCTATGATCTCCGGTGTGTCCCCATCCGCAATATCATAGTCCTCATAGTACATCACATTTTCCAGAATCTCTTTTACCGGACGGAGGTTTAGCGTGATGTCGCGGACGATTTGGAGCCGCATGCCGTCCCTGTATTCGAACGCATAATAGATTTTTGGGAAATTTTGGAAATACATTTATGCTCCTGGAGCGTTCGACGGACTGGTTTCCTTCGTAGGAACTGACAATTCTTGGAACTGAAGTGTGATATTGATATGCGTTGGCATACCGTCTTCGAATGTGGTCATCTGTCCCATTGACGTATAGTTGATGCTCATATTCTTCAGCACCGCGGTCATGTGCCGTTCCAGGAAATCATTTTCCTTCTCTTTGATGTAATAGCGGATCTCAAATTCTGATGGATAGATGTACAGAAAATTTGCATCATCGACATACTCTGGCAGCATATGGTGTCTGAATGTCCGCACGATGTTCAACACCTTTTTCGCTTCATCCGCAGATCTCGGAGCGAAGCGATAATCGAACGTGAACGATCCGAATTCAACACCGGAGAACAGGAACTCAGCCTTGGAATTCCCCGGACCGACGCCCATAGTCTTCTGTAAGGAGGGACTTCCCGGCGCAGACTTTGCCAACACGGAGCCGCCGAGCACCTTTGCACCACCCGACACCCCCTCCCATAGCTTGGCCAAGCCACCCCCGCCAATACCCACCGCCGCTTTGCCACCGGCCGACAGTAATTCAGACGCAACCGCGCCTGCCATCATGCTTTCCGAGCTCTCTTGGCTCCAGTTTACCGAATACGATTTTGAGAGCTGTTCGGGGACATACAGACAGATCGCTGTCTTCAGCCGTTTCTTCGGGGGCTGTATTTTCATCTCCGATCGTTTAAATTCATGGCCTGTCTTATCTGATACTTTATTTGATACAAAAGTTAAACCCGTCTTGTCGGCAACTGCGCCACCGAAATCAGCAACGTTACCCGCACCAGCAATCACTGATGCTCGCGCCTGCGTCCCGGAGTATTCTGCGAATCTAGATTCGGGAATTTCCATAGTCAACGTCTCATTAATGTCCGCTTTTGATATCTTCCCGCCACCCTGGATATTGATGTAGAAAATCACGCGCTGGTCGCCGTACTGGTTATCCTTCTCTGCCGCCAGGTCGCTTGGGTACATCAGCGAATCAACGCTGTACTTTTTGTCGAAATTCTGCCCGGTACCGCCGTATATGTTTTTTGCCATGATGGTATAAATAATAGTTTCGCCCATATTTATCTATTCAGTCATGGCTCGTTTCCCAGTCCCCAAGAAATTCACCCCGAAACACCCCGAGAAATGGATCGGTGACCTGTCAAATATCATAATGCGTAGCTCCTGGGAGCGCAAATTCGCGGTGTGGGCGGATACTAATCCAGCGATCACGAGGGTGTGCTCCGAACACCTCGTGATCCCATATTTTTCCGAGGTGGATCAGAAGATGCACCGCTACTTCACGGATTTCGCCATAATCGTGGACAGAGGAGACGGGCTGTACCAGAAATACTTGATTGAGATCAAGCCGAAGGTGCAAACGCTGCCTCCGAAGAGGGGCAACCGCGCGACGAACAAATACATCAAAGACTTAGCGACCTACTCCGTTAATATGGCAAAGTGGCGCGCTGCCGAAGCGTACTGTACGAAGCAGGGGATGAAGTTTATGGTGCTTACCGAAGAGCACCTTTTTGGGACGAAGTAGCTTCCATAAATACACGATGGCACCACGCAGCAACATCTTCAGCGAATATCACGTCGGCTTCGACGAGGTTGGAAAATCGAGAAAATGGTTCACCGAGAAGATCGCCGACATCAAGCGGGGCAGACGCGTTACTGCCAACAAGGTCATCGCGTCAACAACGTCGACGTCTCAGATAGTCCCGGGATCGCTGTACTTTTTCTACTATGATCCGAAGCTCAAGGACACGCTGCCCTACTATGACGCATTTCCGATGGTGTTCCCATATAAGCCGGCGCCGGGTGGTTTCCTGGGGCTAAACCTCCATTACCTCGGGTACCCGGAACGGTTCGCGCTGTTCAAGCAGCTGCTGGAAATCAACGGGTCAAAAGTTACGGACGCGACGAAGCTGAAGTATCAGTGGAGCACAATCAACAGCATGTCTCAGGTAGCAAAGCACTGCATCAAGCACTACCTGAATGACCATGTAGTATCACAGTTTAGCAAGATCGAACCAGAAGATTGGACGACGGCTATGTTCATGCCAGTCGAGAAGTTCATCGGCGAATCGAAAGAATATGTCTGGAATCAGAACAGGAAATAAGAATGGCAAAGCAAGATTACAATAAATTCATCGCAAATATCAAAAGCACAGGCCTGCCGACAGCCTCGCGATATTACGTGAGCATCCCTGGGTTAAACGAAAAGATGGCAATGCTCGTGGACCAGGTAAGCCTGCCTGGGTTTAACATAATGACGGCGGAGATGCGGACATTCGGGGAGATCCGCGAGGCGCCCCATGGTATAACGTATCCTCCCGTCGCTCTGAGCATCATAATGGACAATCGCTCCACTGCAAAGCTATTCTTCGATAAGTGGGCGAATGATGTGTTTGATCGTAAGACACGAACCTCCGGCTATTACGGCGGCCCAAACGGCTTCGCTAAGCCTGTCAATATAGTGCTGATGGATAAGAATGACAAACCGATCTACTCCATAACTCTACAAGAGGCGTTTCCGAAAACAATAAACGACATCCAGCTTGACTATTCGAGCAAAGATATTATACGACTGAATGTGACACTTGCATATCGCTATTGGGATAGAAATTTACTTAAAGACATAGACAGCGCAGAGCTTGCGGCTATGGCAGCAAGGCCGCAACGAGACGCATCGCGGATGCTGCCAGCCAGCGCGTTTGAAGCGGAAAGCATTTTGGCAGGATCGTCTCTATCTGCGGGCGAGACGATACTCCCAGTCGGAGTAGACCTGAAAAATCACGGTGGCGCGTTCTCAGGTGCATGCACTACGGCAAACTTCGCCACATCAGGCGCATTTAAATCTGCCGGGTTGCTAAGCGGGAATGCGGCTTTCAGTAGCATGTCTACTCAGTTCAATAATATGTCCAGCAGCACTTCCCTTCTTGGCTCCGGAATAGCAGAGCTCGGGGAAAACCTGCGCAGCGTCCTGGGACCAGTGGCTGACATGGCAAGCGCAGTGGCTGGAATCGGATCAACACTCGGTAACATCAATACGCTCACTAGCTCCTTGGGTTTAGGAACGCCGTTTGGTGCGACAGTAAGTAAACTAAACGCAGCGGCAGTTAGACTTGGCGCAGTATCTAATCTACGCGGGGTTCCGCAAAATATGACGGCGGTCGGGTCTAGTCTCTATTCAATGGGAAGCCAGTTCAGTAATCTATCGAAATCCATTGCAACCGTCCCGGGCGCAACGGCGAAGA